GATTGACCTACTGCTGGTGTAAACCCAGTTCGGATATACAAATCTCCGTCTACGCCAACTGCAGGAGGAGTACCAGTTCCACTGCGGATTACTGTAGATGTTAATTTTCGTTTATCTACAGCACTGTTGTTTCCAAAAGTTTCTCCAGACTTTCGGTATAAAGCGTAAAGAACAATTTGAGTAGAAGCCACTGCTGGGAATATAGGATTAGTTGCGTCTGCAGTTCCCACTACAGTGTTAAGTGAGAAAGTACCAGCGGTGTTTTGGGCAACAATTAAATCAAAACGTGGGTCAACGTTAGGAGCAGTAAAGTTTAAAGTAGTTCCGGAAACTTGTCCGTAAACGCCATCAATGATTACTTCTCCAGCAGCAACGATTGCTGAACCGTTTACTGCTGCGTTAAAGGTAGCGGATAGTCCAGAAAGAACCGCATAGCGGTTGTTGCCAACAATTTCAAAATCTAATGAATCAGGTTCTGCTTGGTCTAAACTTTGGATTGATACACCAAATTGGTTTGCGTTCGGTACTATAAATCCTGTCATTGCTTAAACCTCAGAGCG